ATCGTTTTTTTTTTGATATACGGATTATATAATAAGTAATAAAAAAATAAGTTACAGTAGAGATTAAATTTCTCTACTGTAACTTATTTAATTAAATAAGGGTGGGTAAGATTATTCCAAATTTTTCAACCAATAAAGATTCTAACATTCTGAGGTCTTCACCACTAATATCTATGTATGTGTAGTCATTATCATCATTCCATGACAAAATTAGTGTTGCTTTATGACCAGTTATACTATATCTACTGTATCCAGTTTTAACACATGTATATCTGGTAAAACTGAATCGTCTACCATTCACAGTAAATACATATTTAGTTTTCTTCTCACCATTATAATCCTTTAATAATGCACGTTGTAATTGGTATCCATAAACCATAAAAAAACTCCTTCCCCGTTTAAGCCTGATAGGACAACTCAAAATATATTTATTAGTTACATAAAAATAATATATACCTATATATTAATAATTCTTACTTCTTGTAAAATCAAATGGTTCAAATTCTTCTATCTCTTGAGCTATACTATTTAAAGTACTCTCATTATTAGTTTCTTCTCCATATTGATGTCTCTCTACCATTGTTGATGGTCCTCTATTATCAGTTGGACTAAATTTAGTAGATAAAGATTCTAATGATAAAGACTTTGGTAAATCTACATCATCTATTAATCTTATCTCACTACCCTCTTCAAATGGGTGAGAAAAATAATCCAATCTTCTTAATTTAATATTACTCTCACTACTTCTATATCTTCTTTTTAACATCTTAAATGTCATATATAATTCACCAGTATCCATTTTAGTTTCTGGGTTTATAATACAAGTAAAATCACTATTCTCTTGTATCTCCCAAGCACCTGCTATAGAATCTCTACCAACTAATCTTGTTACATCTTCTTTTTTTGCTTGTATAGCAGCATCTATTACAGTAGCACCAGCTCTGTTTAACTGCTGTGCTGTTATTACTGGTATATCATAAAACTTTGCTACTTCTTTTAACTCATTAGTAATATTCTTTAATTCTATTCTTTCTTCAGTAGCTGGTTCAAAAGGTCTTATTCTTTTCATATAATCAACTATAAGAGCGATTACTTCTACACCTTCATCACCCAAGTCATTGATTATACTATACAAATCATTTGTATCAATTTCTCTATTCTTATATTCTTTAATAATAATATCAATATTATTCTTATCAGTTAATTCAAGATGACCTTGTTTCTTAAACTTCTTAATTACTTGCTTAGTACTGTAGTTTCTGATATCATCATTATCTACAGCCATATTATACATTCTTTCAACAGTTTCTTCTATACCATTCTCTAAAGTTAAGAATAAAACTGCTGGTCTTTTATCAGGGTCTTTAGTTTGTAATCCTTGATTATATTTCTTTATATCTAAAGCTGATTTTAATAATACCGTAGATTTACCTTTACCAGGTAAAGCCAAATAGGTATATAATCTCTTAGATAAATATCCTGGAGATAATAAAGTATTTAATCTCTGGATTCCAGTTTTTAACATTCTATTTCTATCTTTTAATCTATCAAGAGATTCTTCTATTACTGAATCAAAATACTCAGTATCTAATGAGAACATATTTCCTGAACTAGCAGTATTTGTATTTCTTTTAATATTAATAATAGAAGTTGATATTGTGTATAAATCTTCTTGTATAGATTTATATGATTTTAAATCATCCATATCAATAGAATCGAGTACCTCTTGATATATTTCTTTAAGAGTAATCACATACCCAAATTCTAAAATATCTGATAATTTTTTTATCAGATATCTACTTTCTTCATGTGTTATGGTTCCACCAGGGATTGTATCTAATATATTACTTATATCGTCAGTACAATCCACATCATCTTTTAATAAAGTGGTTATGAATTCAAATTGAGAATCATAACCATCAAATAATCTTGCTTGTAAAATTTTTCTTATTATCCATATTCTTGCACTCAATGATGGATTATCTTTATAATTATTATCATCTATATGCATAAAAAGCTTATACATATTATTCAATACTTTTCTTGTCCTTAAGACACTATCCTTGTAAATAAAATACATTGTCATATTCAATGTAGTTAAATCTAACTTAACAGGTATCAAAGATAAATTGACCTTTGATATATCATTTAACTTCTTTTTAGTTTCAGTATCCATAAGATAAATTCCTTTCTGGATATTTAAGATTATTTTTTTGTCTGAGGGAATTTAATTATCTACATCACCTATATATAAACTTAACCTTGAAAGGAAATAAAAAAAAATGACTATAGAAGAATTGTATGAAAAGTATTATTATAAGTTTATTGACGATGAGAAAGAAATTAAGATATTTGAGGAACATGGGTTAGAATTTCCTCACTATGAAGAATTTTTAGCTATGAAAAAAGGATTAGACTCTTTTGACCCAAAGAGACATAATTCTATGCATTTAATAGACAATTTCTTTGCATATGAATTTCCTCACTATGATAAAGTTAATATATACATAACCAACAGTATTATCAGATGGTGTATTAATAGAATACTTGATTTAACTAAGAAACTTGTTCCAAATATAATTAAAGAAATACCCGATGAGATAATTAGTAATATAGAAGAGTTATATAAGTTTACTGAATATAGAATATTTGATAATTTAAGTTGTCTTCCATCTACTCGTATAGATTCAGATGGAATTGCCATTATATGTAAACCCATATATTATTACGCCTGTAATATATTTGAGAAGAGTGTTGATATCTACTTGAAAACATGGGATTAATAGGCTAACGAAAGGAAAAGAATATATGGAAAATAATTCATTTCTGTATATGGTCGAAGAATCAAATAAAGAGCTTCGTTCAGTAGAACTAGGACTAACCTTAGCAATAGGTGAATACTATACAGAAGCTCTTGTATTTGGTAAGCGAAAGACCAATGATAAAGATGGACTATGGACATCTATCAAAAAATTCTTCGTTGATTTATTAGCGAATTTCCAAGAATTTAATAGAAAGATAATTGCAGAAGTTCAATATAGAGTTAAACGAATTGTAACAAAGATTAGTTTAAAGTCTGTATATAAGCAAGCTCTTAATTCAAAAGAGAATGGCACCAAAGTAATCAAGGTACATAATGTAGCTAGAATGGTTGGTGTATATAATAATGCAATTATAGAGTTATCTGCTATTATAAAAAGAGTTGGTAAAGCAGAATATACTGACTTAGATAAACTCGATAATGATGTAGATACATTTAATAAGATGATTAACTCAACTATAATTGCAGTTGAGAAATTAAAGAATTCAACTATGAATGTATCTATCGATGAGTATATAAAATTCTTAGAAAGAGAGATTTCTGGAAATTCTCAAGTATTTAGTAGTTTAGATTTGTGTGAAAGAGATATTCAATTAATGCAGTCAGAAGTATTGAAATTACAAACTAAACGAGAACTATTGGGACCAGAAGTATTAGCTAAGAAAATAAATATTGTGAAAAGAATAAGTTTGGGTATAGTTCAGTTTATTAAAGACTGTCTAACTAAATTAATTCTATTCATCAATGTATTGTAAGATAGGTGGTAGATGACATGAGTCCTAGAGAATATTATTATATGAACGAAAGTTATCTATATGGATTAAAAAGATTAGAAGTTGAATCTATAGTGCCATATAGTATATTCTGCGATACGTTGTATATGGAAGCAGATTCTGATAAAAAAGGAAACCTTATAAAAACAGTAAAGGATTTTTTTAAGAAACTTGCTATATCAATATCAACTTTTGTTAAGAAGATTAAAATTCATATACAGGATAAATTAAATAAAATACTCACTACGAGTAAAATAAAAAAAGAAATACAAGATGCTTCTGATTTACAGAAAGCTGGTGTTAAAAAAGTAAAAATAGTCGATATTGAATTATTGATGGACACGTATAATGATTATACAAAATTTGTAAATCAATATTTCAAAAAAATAAAGAGTAAGAAGTATAATAATATATCAGAATTTGAATCTGATATGAAGAGTTTTATACAATATACTCTTGATGCAAAAGAAACATTAAACCATGTTAGTGTAAAAGATAGAATTATGGACACTGATACATATATATGGATGTTAAAAAATGCATTAAATAATAAATCAGAACTCGGGTATGCTCTTGCAGAGTTTAATAAAACTGTCGATTTAATAATGGCAGAATGTGAAGGTATTACTCGAAAAATGACTATAGATGATGAACTTGCTTATAAACGAGTTATGAACTACATGACAATAGCAACTCGTATGTCAGGAATGACACAAGAAGTACTGTCTATAGCTTACAAATAACTTTGTATTGAAAACAATCATTATAAAATACTATTAAAGAAAAGGTGAAATAATTATGTATAGAGATTATTTAGACTATTCATACGATTATACAACAGAAGGTGCAAACCTTGATATTCGTGCCATTCTTAAAGAAGGTGAGAGAAACTATAGAGAGAATATGGCTAAGATAAACAAAGCTATGAAGGCTGAGGATTACCAGGAAGCTCGCTCACTTGTTTCAAACCTTATAGACGACCTTAACCGTGTTAAAAGTGATATACAGGATATTGATGGCGGTTCTGCTGGATCAATCATCTTTGGTTTATTCACATCATGGACAATCAACTGGTTAAGAAAGTTGGTTATGGATATATTGTCACCAGTAACATTTGGCTTGACATATCTTATCGAAGGTGTTCAGCAGATGATTGAATCTTGGAGTAGACCAGTTTCAAAAGCAATGGCTGGAGATGTACTTACAGCAGATGATTTTAATGCATATAAGAATACAGCATTAAAGAAAGTTGATGCTCTCATTTCTGTATGTAATAAAGTGAGCACAGGAATTTCAAAGAATGAGACAAAGAGTAAGCAGAAAGTTGGATCAGACAGTGCTGTAAAAGAATCAGCAGTATCAAACTTCAAGTATGCTTTGTATGAGGCTTGTAATTCAGGAATTATATCAATATCAGAGCGTGAAGCTATGTTGAATCGTGTATTGACAAATGTAAATGAGTCAGTAAGTGTAGATCGTTCAAATGATTATAACAGCTACGATTTTGGTTTCTAATCAATAGTGATCAATAAATTATAGAACTAAAAACTATGAATGTAGAAATATTAAGTTATTTCTACATTCATAATCTTTTCTTATTTCTTCTGAAAAGTATCAGCTTCTAATACTTTATTAGAATCTTTCTTCTTCTCTTCTTTTACTTCTGGAGCTGGTTCAGGAGTTACTGATGGTTTATTCTCTTTCTTAATAACCTCTATAGGTTTAGACATTTCCTGTACTTTCAAGTTCTCCATTTGTTCCATAGTAACAATTGCTCTATTTCTTGTAAACTTGATATCATTCATATTCATTCTATCAACAAGAACTCTTTCATTACTATCAAATGGGTTGCACTGATATACAGTAAATCCATTATTCAATAACCAAATCAACTCACTTAACTCAAGCTTAACAGGAGTTGTTATAGGACCACTAATTCCACCCAAACATGGAATTTCTTTTGCTGTTGTTATGATATACATCTTTGTATTTATATCCATTATATCAGGTCCTCACTTCCTTCAATCTTTATCTCAGAATCTGGTGTAACACCAATCATATCATTGAAAGATAAATCACGATCAGCATTCATTATTCTCTGAACTTCTGCTTCATCCTGTTCTGGTTCATCAGTAAGCTCATTTAATGAATCTAAATCATCACGAATTTCTCCCATTGATAATTCTGATACATCTTCCATGAAAGATTCCATTCTTTCATCAAGCATATCTTCATATGCTGTTTCTTTGATATATTCCACGTCTCTAATAAACTCTGCATTTTTACGTTTAATAGAGTCTGATAACTTCTTAAGCATAATACAAATTATCCTTTCATAGTATTAGAAAAATGTTTTTATAAAGAACCGAAGATATTCCTTATCTGGTTCTTAGTTAAACTATATTTCTTATTTGGATTATCTGATGTCATAAAATAAACTACTTCATCATCAATCTCTATTGATACAGGAGTAATATTATCTTTAATAAGTTTTTCTTTATTAAGCTTTTCTATTAAGTGATTTGGAATATTATCTATTGCCATATTTCTATTTTCCTTTCTTGAATAATACTTATTAGTAAGTCATATGAATGATTTCTTTACATTTGATTTTCATAGTCGGTAATATTCTCTTTAGTAAAGTAGAAGTTTGTTCTATAGTAGTATCTACTGGATAGAAGTAAAGAGTATCATCTGTTGGAGAATATTCTCTTAATCTACCCTGAACCTGATTAGCTACTATTTTGCTACCAATAGGTTCTAGATTAATTAATACTCTTAATCCTTTTATATCAGTACCTTCTCCTACTGATTTAATAGTAGATGAAATTATATCTTTTTGTAAATTCTCTTGATTAGTTTCATCACTATTACTTCCATGAACAACACCTACTGATTTATTAGTAATCTTTCTAACATAATCAGCAATCATTTCAACACTCTCTACTTTAGGAGAAAGTATTAAAGTCTTACCAGATAAATGAGAAGTATTCTCTAATATATAATTTAATAAATCTAATATAGCAGAATCACTATTCTTCAATTCATAGTCAATATATCTATAACCAGAAAATCCATATGCATTATCTATTTTAGGCATTATACCATTTTTAGGTTTTGATTTAAAATAACAGATAATGAATTTAGTATGTCTTCTCTTTATATCTGAGTTAATAGTTTCTTCACCAAATCTTACTAATGATGAAAAAGCTTGTTTATATAATCTAACTTCACGAGGGTCAGACCTACCAAATGTTGCTGTTAGATAAAAAGTCTTATAGCAATTACTGAAGTTATCTATCATTAAAGATGACTCAAAGAATTTATGAGATTCATCTATTATCTTTATTCCTACTTTTATTTTTTTAAATAATTCTCTTATTTGTGACCAAGAATGATTTCTAGCATAACTAGAAAGAGTTTGATGATTTACTACATAAATCTCTCCAGATATATTATTATCCATTATTGACTCTATTACATTACTTCCTGATATATCTACTATTTTATCTTCGGGGAAAGATGTCATTTCTTTTATCGTTTTTATCCACTGTTGTTTTAACTTCTCTTGATGAGTGATAACAATAGTTTTTATTTTATACTTAAGAACTGAATATATACTACAATAAGTTTTACCATCACCAGTTACTAAATTTAATCCTAACTGGGAATATCTTCCTGTATAAGAATAGTTATCTTCTGCACATAGGAACTTAATTGCATCTTCTTGTATGATATCTTTCGGAGGATATAATCCCTCACCAGATTTTATTATATCATAATCATCAGGTGCGTACACTGGTACGGGTGATGAATAAAAATATTTTTCAATACTTTTAATACTTATTCCTTTTGGTATATAAAGAATATCATCTTCTACATGATAACATAAAGGATTCCATTTATGTAGAGTTTTATCATATGTAGACATATTCTTTTCAAAATCTAAATTATCTCCTAATTTATAAGGAGATATTTCTATATGGGTTCTAAATACTTTAATATCATAAGCCATATTATATTTTCCTTTATAAAAAAAAAGAATAATGATAAACCCAATTATCATTATTCTTTAAGTTGCTAATTATCTGTGTTTAAAGAAATCTGACCTTACATCTGATTTCTTAGGAGCTACTGAAGCTGTACCTTGTATCTGCTTTGATACTATTATTAACGCTTGAGCCAGTACTCCTACTTTGAATTCATCTGGATATGCATCCAGCAGTTTAATAATCTCGAGATAGGTATCATCTTTTAAAGACTTATCCTTTGCTTTACTAACACAAAGCTCTGCTATTAAATTAGCTGACTTAGTATTACAAGCTCCTATCTTCTCTACGATACCATCAATCTCTGTTCTTGTTGACATAAAATTTGCCATACTTACACCTACCTTTTCTTTATTTTTTTACTTATAAGTTAGATAAAGAATAATCTCTTATATTAACTTACATATAGATAGTATATAGTTTCACATTAATATAAGTTTACCTAAATTTATAGAAAGGAAACGAAAATATGAAAATTTACGACACACGAAGATCGAATGGTCGTTTATTGCCATTTAAAGTTAGAGACCAACATGTATGGTATACAACTGATAATATGCCATATCCAGATGCTCTAGCTAAAATACAAAAAACTGTTAATCGATTTAAACACGGAGATTTACAGTCAGTATTTAGTATAGACTATAGTAGAGGTAGGAGTATTGGTAAAAATTACAAAAGATATAATCTAAGAGAGGATAATACTCGTCCGAATACTCTAGTAAAAGATAAAGGGACATTTTACATACAAACACAGAAAGCTAGTAATAAACATTTCCCACCTAAACCAAAATCTCCATATTGGAGACAATTGGATTATAATTCTCGTGGGAGATGTGTTATTATAGATGATGGTAGAAAACAAAGCAGTCCGTACGGTTATACCTATGATGATATAAGTGATATGCTAAGAAATAATGATTATCATGAATATATTCAAGATGGTGATTATTTAGAGTTAACTGTTGGTGATTATATTTATACAATGAGATTTAATATCGATACATATTATGATTATGCTATCAATAATCCTTTTACAAATTCATCATACATAGCATCAGGAAGTATACCACATCATATAGATATGCTGAGTGATGAAGTATATATAAACCCAACAAACTTTGATAGAGGTTACTTTTCAAGTGATATGGTTTATGAGTATGTAGATAATAACCCAAGCACTAGTCGCAATAACCAATTAAGAATGCGTGAAACCTTGGGTAATAACACTACCGAGACGAATTTTTTCAATTTTGTAGATACTAAGTTTTATGATTCAGTTCGTCCTTTATTGGGTGATTTATTACTGAAGCATATTGTTCCTAAAGTAGGTAAAGGGTATAATATGGATATAATGTATCAACCAAATACTGAGGGCAAACCTATTCAGTTTCATAAGATTAGTAATAAGTATGTAGATATGATACATGGTGAATTATGGCAATTATCTGAAGCTGAAATATTTGGTCACACAATACATGGATTTATTGAAGATGTAAGTTCAGATATTCAGTATCCTACTTGTAGGATCTACGGTTCATGTAAATCGACACCAAGACATAAAAATATTGATGTAATGCGTACTAGAAGCAATTATCGTAACTATGTAACTACAACAATGCCTGCGAAAGTAGACCGTAGTGATTATGATATATCAACTGTTATTGTTGCTGGGAGTGGTGTTGCATATAAACCATACGCTAAGGGTGCACCAGGTAGTAATAATGCTAGTAATGAGAATAGTTTTGGTGCGAATACATATTATACTCTTAATTTTAGATTTATGTAAGAAAGGAAAATATTATGGCTGAGGCAAGGAATTTTCCAAAAACAATAACTGGTCATGAGATTCCTATAAGAACAACAACTGACCATGTTACATATACAGACAGAGAGCATCCTAATGGAATGACTCTGACATATAAATTAGATACATTAAATGAAGAAGCGAAAGCTATAAATAATATAGAAGATGAGAATAAAATAAAATTCTCTAAAAAAGATTATGCTGATAATGTACCATATAAGAAATTTACTATTATCAATCATAAAGGTAGGTCGTATATGTCTTTAAAAGATATTACAAGTATCCCACCTAGAGATAATTCTGGAGTTTGGTTACCATTATCACGCAGAAGAAAAAATAAATGCTTGATAGAAGAAGTAGCGGTAGATGGTAATCCTAAGGAGAGAAAATTCATATCTGATGAGGGATATACCTTTGATGATTTGAGTGCTATGCTTAGAAATAATGATTACCATAGATATATTCAGAATGGTGATTATATTAAAATAGTTAACTATTTGGGTTATGTCTTGACATTAGTTGCTAATATTGATACATATTATAATTATAAGAATCCTACTAACCCTCATAATATAGATTTTATTTGTACTAAAATAGAAAATCTGGGTGGAGCCCGTGATCATGGTAGTAATTTATCATGGTTTGATTTAGACCCAAATATATCCACTAATCAATTTATAGCTAGTGGTGTTACTCCAATGAATACTAAAACTTTTATGGGTCCATCGTGGAGTATGGATAGACAGATAGATCAAACAACTACAGGAGTTCTTACTGAAGAATTTGCTAGGCATATAGTAGATAAGTATAAGACTGTAACTACAAGAAAATATGATAAGAATAATAATACCATAGAAAATTTAAAAGATTATGGTGTTCAAGAAATTAATCTTGGAAAAAGCTGGTTCTTATATGAAGGAGAAATCAAAGGCTATAACGGTATGTCATCAATCAATGATATGATGACTTGCACACAATATCCAATATTCCAGAAATACATAAATAGAGTATTTAAGTATAATGATAAGTATTTGGGTATATTAACATCATCTCCAGTATTTGATTATAATCCTTTAGATTTCCAAAGTGCTGAGAGACCCGATACTTCTAACATGAATATTATATGTATTAGAAATAATATCAGTCAAGTTTACTCACAAGCTCTTAAAGGATATGTATTCCCTATGTTTGGGATGCGATTTGTATAGGTGGTGAAGTATGAAATATCATAAAATGGTTAATAATAATAGAGAGGATATTGCAGTAAAATGCAGAACATCCGATATAGAATTTAGAGGTAGACACCCTTATTCATTTGAATACTTAGATAGTTTATCTTCATATATAGGGGATTATACCAGATTTTTACAACAACTGACTTTAAAAGTACCTGAAAATATGAAATATAGGAAAGGTACTAGATATAATAGATCCGAAATAGTTATCCACAACAGTCAAGTATTTGTATCAATTGCTGAAGCTGGTACTACAAACGAACCATTTCCATATTCAAAAGACTGGATAGCTTTGACTGATTCTTATGGAAGCAAATGTGTTTCTATAATTAAATGGACAGCTGGTTCAGTAGATGGTGATTTATTTGAACAAGATAATTATGGAAATATTGGATTACAAGAAATGGGAGATATTCTCCTAAATCGTAAATATTATGATTACTTTAATGATGGTGATTATATGATACTGATTGACAGAAATAATTATAAATACACAATGAGAATGAACTTTAGGGAATATGTTAGTGATGCTGGTAGTACGACTGTTAGTGTAGATTTCGTCAGTGATGAATTAATACCAAATATACTATTTAATACAAATGCTACATTTGGTATTGAGAATGATGAAGTAAAATATATTGATAACTTTACAAATGTATCAATAGAAGGATTTACTACAGTACCTAGCAAACTAGATACTTATTTATATTCCGATATACCAAACTTTCTAGTTGGTTTATTAAAAAATAAATATGGTTATTATGCAGGATATGACCGTAGTAGAAGAATAAGTAATGATGGTGTTTATAACCATAATCGTGATCATATGAATGGATTATATACTCCTAGTAGTTTGGGGTTTAATGCTCATTTTACATTAGAGAAATTATTATGGTTACCAACAGCAACAGAAGTATTTGGTGCTGTACCATTCCGTAGACCAGATAAATATGCTTTTAATGTTGAAAGTGGTTTTAGACAACTTCCTTCATTAAATACTGCATATAAGAGAGTTAAAACGTTAAATGGTAAACCGCGACAGTGGATGACTTATACAATAGAAAGTGGAACAAAATACCCTTGTGTTGTTGCTGAGGACGGTACTAGAATACCAATGGGACTGGCTAATTCTAATAATAATATTGATGGTAATGATATATACGTACCGTTGTGTTTCACAATGGGTAATGTTAAATTATAATGGAGGGATATGAATATGAAAATATATGACTTAAGAAAAAAAGATGGAACTCCTATAATACCAAAAATACATGAACGTGATATTTGGTCAAGTGGCGATGATTCATTATTGGATACTCTTCATCGTATCTCAAAATATGTTAATATACTAGAACATTGTACCCCAGACGTATTTCATCCATATTATAAATCAATTACTGATGGAGATCCATTCTTCAACAAATATCATTGGAAACCTAAATCTGGAAATAAATCATATAAGAAAAATACTGTTGTAAAGCATAAAGGTATGTGGTATTTAACAACAGATAGAGTTAGTACCTCAATAGAGCCGAGTAAAAAGTCTTGGTATTTTTATCAAATAGATAGAAGTCCTGCACCGATATGTTTCTTACGAGATGATGGTAAAAGTATAACTAGTGATTATGGTTATACATATGATGATTTATCACAAATGCTAACAAATAATGATTATGGTCGATATATAAAAGATAATGATTATATTGAATTGATTATAGATGGTTATACATATACAATGCGTTTTAATATTGACGTATATTATGATTACTCGTATGGTAACCAATATAATGACAATAAGTACAATCCTACAAAGAGTATACCACATCACATAGATATGATTAGTGATGAAATCATGCCTATATCAGATTCAGTATTCTTAAATCCAAACCATCCATATTTAGATAGTAAATTAATAGATACACTTGGCGGTAATCAAAATCAACGTGACGCTGGTGTATCGAACTTATACCAGGAAATATCAAAACCAATGTGGGAAAAATACTCAAAAAAACTCAATGTCTTATTGAGAAGGCATATAGTGCAAAAATATGCGATTTTTGGAGATAGAAAAATTTCAAATAAGCCCCGTAGTATAGATAATATGATAACTATACCTATTGGATATTTATGGCAACCTAGAGAACCTGAAATATTTGGGTACCCTATTTTATCTTCACAAGGATACGAATCTTCAGTGTGTATTCAGTACCCATGTTTTAGGGAATTTGGCTCTAATAAACATGTTGCAAAAGTAACAAATGATCCAAAACCGCCTACTCCAGATTCATATGTTACTTGGAGTTTGAAATTTAATGATGTACTACCTATTATTATAAATAATAAGGGTATCCCACAAACTCATAAATTACCAAACGATACAAAGCAGTTATTATGCTTCAGGTTTATGTAGAAAGGAGTGATAATGATCGAAAATAAATCAAAACGAAAATTACAAGTTCGTGCATCCATGGATAATATACTCGAAGATATTTCTGATAAAGGATCTTCTGTATCGCAAAAAATATTAAGAGCACAACGATCACTAATGAGAGTATCAGATTTAGAAGAAGATGGTGTCAAAATTTGGAGAAAAGATTATGATGCTAATAAGAGATACAAGAGGAATACTATTCTTAAAGATAATAAGAATATAACATATATTTCAAAGTTACCAATATATGATATAGATAATTTAGAGATATGGCAAAAAACAAATGAATTTAGACCAATATCGAGTTTTAGAGAAAATCGATGTGTATTAAAATCTATATATCAAGCACCAGGTCAATATAAAAAAGATACAGTAAGTATGTATACTCCTGATGAAATATCTAATATGTTGGCGAATAATGATTATTATGGATATATTCAAAATGGTGATTGGTTTGAATTAGATACAGCTGAAATGACTTTTAAGTTTATTATAAATATAGACACATATTACAACCTTGATAAAACTTTTGGAAATAGACCACATAATATAGATCTTATACTGAAAGAGGTGAAAAGAATAGATGGTAATACCGTATACCCACCATGGACAAATAATACTACAACTAAGACATTAATTGATACGAGTTCAAATAATCCCCGTATAGAGAGAGGAAATTCTGTACCAGTAATTCTTGGAAAAATAGCTTCAGATGATTGGCAAAATTATTTACCAAAATTTGTTGAAGGTAATGATGGTAATGGATTTGATCCAGAAGTCACAGCACATATTGTCGACAAGATAAAATCAGTTCCAACAAGAGATTTTTTTGATCCTAAACCAGGTTCTGAAGATTCATTAGATGTAAATGGTATGGATACTGGTATAGCATATAATGCCAATCTTGGTAAGGTGTGGTTTCTGTATGAAGCTGAAATTATGGGATATAGTATATGGAGTTCTGACTATGATGCAATGACATGTACACAATATCCAATATTTAGAAAATACACTAATCGAGATTTTATATGGGGTAGATATTGGTCATCATATCCATCTATAACATCATCATTAGCTAGTAAGCTGATATACGGTAACAGATATTTTTTTGAACCATTAATGTTTAGTAAAAATCATATAGTTAATAGGAATAGAGTTGCTCAATTATATCATCCACTATGTGGTATGAGATTCGTATAGGAGAGTATTTATGAGAAAATATAATTTAGTAAATAATGAAAATGAAGAGATATCATTTAATATACCACTATCGAATGTTGTAGAAAATCATACTGGGGATATAGAAGGTGCAATACATATATCTGATACAAATAGAATATTCCAATTATCATCACAGGTTGATGATAATTTCGATAATTATAAGTATACTGTCAATGCTTCTCAAGATTTTAAATATAGTGATGGAGATACAACTCATATAAATACATTATTAAAGCATAAAGGTCAAACTTTCTTATGTTCTCCCCAACTTGGTAGAGAAGAGACTACAGAAACAATGCCTAATATGTATTCAGAAGATTGGGTTGCTATATCAGATACACAATATGGTAAATTCATAGGAAGAGATGCAAATCCTGAAGAATTAGGTGACTATAATAGAATTAACAACGGTAATGCGATAGAAAAACTATTTGATACTCTTATATCATATAATTTTTATGATTACTTTAACGATGGTGATTGGTATGCACTTACTACATTAAATGGTCATGTATATACAATGAGGTTGAATTATAATGAGTGGGTTAATAAGAATGGTAAAAAATGTATGTCCGTTGATGCAATCAGCGATGAAGTTATTCCAACTATACGATATAAAGTCAATGAAATTCTTGAGAAGAATGATACCAAATCATTAACTTCGCTCGAAAGAGTATCGAATTTATCAGTATTTGGTAGAATATTTGATTCATTACAAGAATATAGGACTACCAACCTTACTGGACTACACTCCTTTGGTTTAGCTGGTCCATATATAAAATGGAGACATTATCACGGTTATAACAGAACTCTACCCATTGAAAAAGGAGGGGTTTATACAACAAACTCTGAGCAAGGTTATTATCTTGATCAAGTGGATAGCGTATATAAAAAAAATATGTATGAAGTACCAAATATATGGTTACCAAACGAAAAAGAAGTATTTGGTGTAACATACAACTGCGTCTGTCCTGAAGTAGAAGCAACTTTTAAACAGTATAAAACTCTTGATACTGCATTTAAACGTGTTAAAACTTTAAATGGAAAACCTGTTCCGTGGATGACATTGAGTATGTATAAAAATACACCGCATCCAATAATTGTAGATGCTAATGGTAACGAACTCAGTTATGAGTACTGGGCACAGCATGGCGGTTTTGATGAATACATATATCTACCATTATGTGTTACCTTACTTACCATGTGGAACGATAATAATTAACTAATTAAATAGAATACATAGATAATCTATGTATTCTATTTATATTTTATACTTCTTCAAACTTATCTTATCTAATCCAACTCCTATATCTTTATCTATCAAGTTATA